GCGCCTTTTGTAGCTCTACTTTTTGCTCATCAAGAGCTTTCTGTAGATTAACCATTAGGGACTTTTCGACCATTTCAGTAGAATCTTCTACTTGTTTTGTCATGAGTGTTTCCTTTGACTTAGTTGACTTAGAGGTAGATACCTCAACTGATTTCTCAACGCTAGCGTGTGTCGAGTTATCTGACTCAGGGGTTTTCACCACTAATTCGGATTTGGTTACTTCAGGCTTATCCTGAACTTGTTCTGGTTGTTTAGCTTGCTTGTCAATTTTCTTGAGTGCTTTTTCAATCAAGAACTGATCGTTTAACATAGCTAGATATTGTGTTTCATCAAGACCTGAAAGTACATCTGCAATTGACTCAGCATCATGCACGGACTTCAGAACTTCAAATGATTCCAACTTGGAGTTGATGTAATCTTCGTAGTCTTGAATTTCGTTATTATTCTCAGGAGGAACATAACCCATCATTCTCGCTAGTACTTCTGCATCTGAATAATAAACGTTGAAGAACTTAGAGAGAAACTCTGGAAGCTCCATTGTCACTCGAACTTGTTGCATCTTCTGAATGTATTCTTCACTGAAGTTTACACTTTTGAGCACAAGTTTATAATTTGCACCCGTGGCACAGCCCCCTTGTTCCTTATGCACTAATGCCATATGACTATCTTTTCCTGAGAAATCAATATTACTTAATTTCCTTTTTGCTTTACGTTGTTCCATTGGGTTCCTTTATAATTGACCAACCTTGACTAGACACCCTATTCTTTAAGTAAAATAATTTACCAAGTTCTTTAATATCTAGATTAAATGTATCCTTTAAATCATATCTAGTTCCAATAAAAACTAAACCATCACTGATTCTTTTGAATTGATAGATGCTCTTATCTGCACAGTTATTACCATTGCCTTGAGTTGCAGGAGAGGGTACACCCTTGTTGTATGCAGGTTTCCCTCTTCTTAATGCAGCAGATTTTTCTATCTGTTCTCTTGAGAATCCTAAATAACTATCTGGTTTCTTATACAATTCAGTCTTTGGTAAATTCAATATTTTAGCTAGTACTCTGTGATGAACTATGCGCTTTTTCAGTAAGGATTTCACAATAAAGCGAAATACACTTTTTGCAACGTTACCGAGTCTGATCTTTTCTTTAGTCTGATCTGATGTTGGATGTCCCATCAGTGAAGCACGTCTTTTCTCTATTTCTTCAAGAGAGTGTTTTCTTCCTATATTTTTCAAGGAAGTGTGATTTTTCATTTGTTCTTCTGACCATTTAAATCCAGATAAACCTTCACCACCATCTGTCATATTCACTAAAGGATACTCAAAATACTTCATTTCAAGGATGGTATCTCTTTCAATTTGAAATGCTTCAGCCTCTTCTAGATTATCAAAAACTATTTCAACAATTAGTCCATGTTTATTAGCAGTCTTACTCCATCTATCATTACGCCCAAAGGTAGAGTAAGCTCTTTTACCTTTACCCTTGCCAACATAGAATACTTTGTTATCACTTGCTCGTCTATGTAAGTAGACATAAAATACATTTTTATTCATAATTCCTCATCAAGAATTGCATCTAATAAACAAGGAAAACGATGATGAGTCGTCTTGTCGGGTGCCCCCTATCCTTACTTGTTAATCTTCTAGGTTTTCTACTGATGCCATTGCGCCAATACTTACGCCTGTTATTTCATCATTCTTAATCATGTTCCAAACATCTTCTGAATGAACCTGAAGTGTCACTAACCACTCCCCTTGTTCTACTACGCTTTTATTCAAGATCATAGTAGTAGGTGCTAGGTAGCTTTCAATAATACTGAATGAATCAGTCATTACCATGTGGAACATGTTAGCACGCATTAAGGACTTATTGAACGATTCCTTAGCTAATCTAATATCTTCTAGGGTCACTTCATCATAGTGCAAGTCCACTCCGGGTTTCATTGCTACATAAGTAACCTGCATCAGTTCTTCATTCAAGGACTTATTCACTGGCATTTTGCCGAATGTCCTATCATCCCCATCTTGATTAATCATCTCAGGTGTAATCTGCTTTGTGTAGCTCTTCAAGATACCTTCGTCTTTTAAGATCATCCTAGACCATGCTAGACCACTTGATCCACCGAAAGCATAGAACTTAATAATCTCTTCAGTAGGCCCTTTATCTTCTAACCTGCGCCTGAAATCCACGGACTTCTCTAGTTTAGTCAAAGTGTTGTACATTAGTTTTACAGCATCTAAGGTAAAGCCAGTATCTAGGATACCTTGTGCTTTATTAACAGTCTCAACTGTGCTTAAATAATTAAGACTATCCCTAGTTGAGTACTTGTTCTTCAGTGCTATACCTCGTTGCATGTTATTGCTAACTGCTTGGGTACACTGGTATTTTTTATCCATCATTGTTATCCTTTAGTGATATAACAAATGCTATGGATTTAATTATAGCATATGTTACTAATTTTTGCTAGTGAAATTCAGTACAGAAATCAGATAATGTCAAGTAATATCTTCATTAAGCTATATTCATTCTAAACGCAGGTAACTTTACAGTACCGGGAGTAGTTCCAATCAAATCAGAAGTAACTAAGGTAACTGTAGCATCAGCCCATAATTGAAGTCTCACTTTAGTGCCAATAGTGAAATACTCGTTATCACTGAATAGAATCTGAGCGCTGTAATTGTTGATTAATTCATGCCTACGTCCTGAGTACAACATAGGAACCCAGCCAGAGCCTGGGTTCATTTCAAAATAAAAATTCATGTACTTGTTAGATGCATTCGGTAACGCATTGAACTGCATTGATATACCATAGCTTGAACTTGTATTAAATGTAATCTCTCCTGATGCTGAATCATAGGTAAACCCATCGTTATACAAAGTACTACTGGGCTTAAATACAGTAGGCACTGTAGGTAATACCAAGGATGTAGGATGCACTAATTCAAGCGAAGGATACCAAGGTTTCTTATCAATACGAACCAATATAGAACCCAATAAAGCATCTTGTACAAGAACAGTAGCTACTTCTACGTTGTAATTTGGTTGCAGTAAAGGAGTACTTGTCAAATCACCAGCAGTAGTACCTGAGATATAAAGCACAGTACCGGGTGGATATGCACTTGTGTTAATTCCATTTACATTCCCTGAGATGCAGATATATCCATAATCATAAGCGTCAATAGTGCCTGTACAAATTCCGATTGTACTTTCAGTATCAGCCTTAGAGTCCGAACGTGTAAGATCAATTGTAGGCCAACCCAAGTAAGCGCCTTGAATATGTACAGCTTTACCGTCTAGGATACTGAAAGGGTTATCGTTATAGACACGAACCATTTGCTCACGACTTAGACTGACCTTTACGTTAGAATCTTCATTATAGTAGACCAAGCAATGATCCACTTTATCGTAGAACATCAGCCCTTCTTCGTGAGGTATATCAGCGTTAAGATCAGTATTGAATCTAAGGTAATCAAACACTGGATTAACTGCTACAGTTACTGCTTGGTTTATATCACCGTCTGTTTCTACAGCGCGTGTTATGATTACTTCTCCAGTATCGAATGTTAGTACTAACTGATTCTTTTGATTGAATTCAGCATTGACTAAGTTTCTTGTTGTGTCAATAGGGAATGCATTCTTCCCAAGGAACTGACGTTGAATACTTGATTGAACTAAGGGTTCTTGTACTTTGGCTTTGAGTAGTTGCTGTACATGTTCTGGAACAAATCTAGAAGGTGCTACAGAGGGCTTTAAACGCCCCTCTAAGCTCTTGATCTTCTGTAGGCATACAAATGTAGCCTCATCACTTGATAAACCCTTAGATAGGGCTGTATTAGCTGCTAGTAAAGCCTCTTCTAGGATATGACTTGGTTTGTTCAATGCACTAGCTGGAAGATTATCTTTTGTCCAAGTCATATTGTTCCTTTAAGTTGCGAAGCATAAGAAATGCTTCTTTATGCAGTGTTAGAATTAAGCACCAGCCCACAAAACACCTCAATCTCTGCCAGCGTAGGCGCGTCAAACTCAGCCCACCGAGCCGCATAGTCTTGAGCCACCATGCCTTGCAACATGGCAGGATTAGCCAGCAGATACGGCATGCTTGCGGCAAGCTCTTGTGAGCATGGGCTGCTGTAGGTTGTGTAGACGGCTGTGGCTCTTTCGCATGGCTGCATGTCGGCGTCGAGGTAAGCTCCAAACGCTTCGTAGCCGCCGCTGTCAGCATCAAGTGCGCGGCTAATGCGCTTGCCTGTTTCCTGCTGGCTCAGAGGGATGGTGATCGTCAGGGTGGCGCTGTAGTCAATCATGGTCAAAGTTCTCCATGCGACGGTGCAAAATAGTCAAGTAGTTTTGCATTACCATTTCCTGCGCCATCAGGAGCGCCTGATCTTCAGCAGGCAGAGTTTCAACAAAATCACCCGCAAGGAATGCACGCAGGGCGCAGAGCTTGGCGCTCAGTTCTTTGGCTTCGTCCACAACGCGCTGCTCATGGGGCTTGTAAGGGGTTGTCATTTATTTATCTCCGGTGAGCTTGTCAAAAAAGGCAGCACTGAGCGTGATGGCCAGCCCGAGGCACATGCCCAGCCAGAATGCAATCAGGGTCACATACCATGCGGGTTGCCAGAGTGCTGTGATGGATGCGCAGAGGGTGCCTAGGATGATGTAGCGTAGGGCTTGGGTCATATCGTGCGACCCTGAAACAGCGCAAGGAACTTATCTAGAACCGCCCTTTGCGAATCAGTTACAGAACCTTTAATGGCGTAAGCAGCCGCAATGTTTCCTGTATGCGGTGAACCTCCGCTCCCAGTACCGATTGCAGCAGCATTACAAGCAATATTGCCGGGCATCACTCCGAGGGCACCAACCAAATTTGAATTATTAAGCGATACAGACAGCACACCTGAAAGCCTACGCCCTGACATCACAGTCGGAATGCCGATAACTGATCCTGCGGTCGCATTTGCATGGGTTGTGCCGTCATACCATTCAACCCTCGCGCCTCCAGCGCCGTCTACACGTATCTGGCACATTCTCAAATCCGAGAGGGTTGAGTAGCCCGGAGAGAAAGCTATACCGTTAAGTGCAGTTGGCGTAAATGCAGCCCCAACACAGTGATCGTCGCTCATCTGAAAAGGCACACTCCCCAGCGCCAAGCTATCCCCGCCATCAAATGCCCAGCTATACCGCCCTGCATCAGGGTTACTCGCAGCGACTGTGGTGGTCAGTGGAATTCCGCCGTTGGCTTGGATTTGGGCGGCTGTGAGGGTGCCTTGGAATAGGGCTGCTGCTGATGCAAAAACCCCTGATGTGCCCGTTCCAGCAAACGATGTTGTCGTGCCGTTGTTAAGCGCGATCATTGGTACTGTGGCCGTTCCTCCGCCTCTTGTTGACGATAGGGTGCATAGATAGCTGCCGTCGCTCAAAAGCAATGATGTGGCTGATGTGGCTGACCAGCTACCACCGGACGAAACTGCGCTCACTGCGCCTGTTGTGAGGTCGAATGTTGCAACTGCATCACCCGTCGCCTGATCTGTGAAATCAAGCATGACCTTTGTGTACTCAGCGGCTTTCAGGATAAATGCTGCGGTGTATGCCCCAAGCGGGCAGGTTACCGGCTGTGCCCGAAGGTGGGTGCCGTTTGTCACGGTGTCCAGCACTTTACCGCCTGAAAATGTTGTGCCGCCGTTACCACCACTAATCCACGGGGTTGTCCCGAGTGTCGCGCTTTGCAGCAAAAGATTCCTCAACCCCCGCTCCAGCCTTGGCTTTGCGCCCGTGAGTGCTTGTGATGCGGCTATGCCGGTGACTTCGCGGACGGAGATGTTTGTTACCGTGCCAACTGCCGCGTTTGAGTAGAGAACCTGAGTGTTTATTGTGCCAACACCTGTTGCCACATAGCTATACGATCCTGATATTGGCCCGGTATGGGCTGGGCCTACCGAAAACGACCCGCCAGCGCCAAATTGCATAGTTCCGCTAGTAACTGCATAGTCGTAAGTCACTCGGTACGACTTACCTATGCTTACCGATCCGAGCGTTAACGCCGTGTAGCCAGCAGCGCCCGTCAAAGTTATGGATGTCGCAGAAGCCAACTCCACCCCCAACCCCCCAGCAGCATCCAACACCAACCCAACCGGGTTATCCACAACGCCCGCTGTCGTGCCTGCGGAATCGATGTAGTTGCCTGCTGTTAAACCGTTTAATACACCCACACCCGGAAGATACACATGAGCATCAGTTCCGTACTTTCTTAAAATATTAATCGCTTGTTGTACTACAGTAAGGCCCTTCGGACCTCTCATAGATAATCCTAGACCTATCTGCATATTAACTCCTTAGACGAACGCTACTAAATCAGCGGCAGTAGTACCTGTTGAATTAATGCGCTTAATAAAGAAAGGTCCAATGACTGAACCCTGCGGTGCATCCTTGAAGATGACTGTTACGTTATCTTCTGTAGTAACAGAGATACTGCCCGAAGTACCTACGTAGATTTGACGTACAGGTGGATTAAATGTAGTTGTATTTGATTTAACTACTGAGAACAATGTCTCTCCGGGCCATGTGGGTTCTTGCATATTATTTCCTTAAAGAGTAACCCACAATAAAGTGGGATTTGTATTATTTAATTAGCCTACGTTTTCAGCATTGTTACTTGAAGTATCATTTCCACTTGGGGCAGTAGCTGTACCTTCACCAGCGGTAGCTAAACCGTCACCTGATCTACTTGTATTACCAGTGAGTATCGAAGTCTGAACTTCCATATCAAGTGGTAGCTCATCAATTCCAAGTGAATTACGAACTGAGTTAAGTACTTCACGATCAAGTTCAAGTAGCCCTGTGCTGGAGTATCGTTGAAACGCTTTGCTGGTTGATTCCAAGTCAGTCGTATCTAATCCATCAAAATCAAGAGTACCCATGCGCTCTAAATTCCAGTTATTAATCTGGTATGTTTGACGAATCAAATCACGGTTAAGAACTTCAGCAATGATCTTAATCATTGTCTCAGCAGCCATACCCGTCATACTATTCTTCAAAGAACCCAAGGCAAAAGAACCAACTTGGGTCTGACCCATCGAGCTAATTTCACTGAAGAGACTGGTTACAATCAGGTTCTTGTAATAATCCTTGATTTTATTCAAATCAAAAGCCTTCTTACCGTCCATGCTGAGTAATTCAAGTTTAAACAAGGGTTGTTTGCTTGCTTCATCGAACGCATTTGGTAAAATCAAAGCAGCCTGTTGATTCATCTGCAAGTTACGCATAGCGTTTTCGTAGTAACTTTTTCATTTATGTTCAGGTAAGTTCGTTAATCTCACCCCGCTTTATTCAAGCTGCTTATAGTTTCTTATAAGATCAGACTATATCATGTTCCTGTAATGGAACCTCTCCGTTTCGGATCACTTGACCCTACTCTACTCGTTTATCCTATTTCTAGGCACTTTCGATAGTCGTTGCACGTTTTCTTAATATGTACCATTATTAATTAAATTGTAAAATAATCATAGGCAATGTCCTTATAAAGGTCACCTACTTTTATTTTACTAATATCAGCATGAGTCAATTTGTTATCAAGCATTTTAGCAATTTCTGTATTGGTTTTACCTTCTAGAATTTGCTTGCACACCCAATGAATTGTCTCTGATGATACTTTTCTTTGTCTCGATTTTTTCCTAAACACATAATTTTTACTAATACTAGGCCAGTTTTTACCAGCACGTATCATGTAAACATCATTTCTATTAACACCTGTTTCTTTAACAATGTCTATGTTGCGTCTACCATCTTGTAGCATTTCACAAACTTTTTTAATAGTTTCTACAGTATGAGTGGCTTGAAACACAGCTCCAGTTGAATCTCTGGTAGCTCCTGTGCTTTCGGCATGCAGGCTGTTCTCTGAGTAAGTTACCCACTCAAGGTTAGAGACATTATTATCACTTTTATCTAGATTTATATGATTCACCACTGGTTTATTTTCAGGGTTATCAATGAATAACCCGGCAACTAATCTGTGAACATACCAGAGCTTTAACGATCCATCTAAATAACGTATTACAACTGTTTTATAGCCAGTGTGTTGATTATTCTTGTTTAGCTTTCTGTACTTACTGTAAACATCTCCATAAATGTCTACATAGTACTCTTTTGAATTTGGTATATATTTTTTCATTTGCACCTCCTACTTTGATTTCGTGAGGGTACATATTAAGAACTTCGCTCAGGATTGTCCTCGTCTTTACGTTAGGAGTTTCCCTGAATTAAAAGAGTTTTCATTAGTTATTTCTAACTAATGCCACTTGTGTGTTAATGGCTTTTTGACTTGGACTTGCATCTTCACTTAAATACTGAGGCGGTATGCTTAAAATCGGAATTCCAGAAACATCCTTAGATACTGACGTAGCTTCCAAGTCCTCAAGTGCAGTAAGAAACCGCCATGCCAAATAAGCATCACGAAGCGGTGATTTACCAAAAGGATCACCCCTGTGTTTACCCGAACGAAACAATAGAATCTTACTTGTGGGCAGAATAATCTCTTTATTAATTCTAGCACTGAATCTGTTGTAATTATCGTCAATACCTGAAAGATTCTGCTTTACACCAATGATCTCATTGCCATCATCAGAGAAAATGAACTTCTCAATACTTTCTTGAGAACGAATAGGTAATTTTTTCCAGCCAATAATACCATCATTGAACTTAGAGCCATTACTGCGGTATCGCTTGCGATATACTTTCTCATGGACAGAGAAGCCATATAGATTCATTGAAAGTACATCACGAATGAACTCGCTCCATGTACCTTCCATATCATGCATCATTGTCTGGAGAATCTCGCACTGTTTCTTCTCTTCTTCAGTAGCATCTTTAGGAGGTGTAATACTCCATTGAGCCTTACCGATGATATTGTCAAATAAAGTCATAGCTGAATTGACAGTACCATGAGCATTCATTTGCTTGAAAGTATTGATACTAGCGGGCCAGTTCAATTCGCGCTTTAACTCAGAGGTTGATACACCATTGAAGATGCTCAGTCCTAAGTTGCCGATTTCGCCCATCTTAAAGCGGTCAGGGGTATCTTGGGTTAGCATTGAAGCTTTATTGATAGTAGATGCTGGTGTCTTTTTGGTTGTAGCCACTGTTGGCTCCTTTGTACGTTAGTAACACCCAAGGATTTAAGTCTTGGGTGATTGTGAGTTAATTAGTGGAATGTGGGTGTAATCTTCGTGCAGAAGGGGATTAGATTGCTTCTGAAAGCGACATAGCCTCTTGTGCGTACCCCGTGTTGCTTGGGTGCAATGCGTCAGTGGTAAATCCAAGTGACTGAGCCTGGGCATAGGTTCCATATGTCTGTCGAGAGTCAAACGCCGCATATCCTGCACTGACTGCGGCAGCTACCAGCGCGTCAACATGACTTTTAATAACAGCGTCGTTATCCTGCCAATAACAGGCACTCAAAAGAACTGGCTCAACAGCGTTGGCCCGAAGGTAGGCCATCCCAGAAAGCATATTTGCTATTGTGGTTGCCTGACTCACACCGCCGCCTATGTCATTCACAGCAGCCCGTACAAAATAGACCTTCACCCCAGAAGAAACAACTGCCTTCAGCGTGTGGAACCAGCTTGACGAGCTAAATAGATCAGCGGATCGCGCCCCTCCAATGCCAAAATTTGAAACGCGCAACCCAGACGCATTGCGTACTTCTGCTGCGTAGATGTGTGAAATACCAGAAACCGGCGTGATAACTACAGTATGCGTGGCGTTTGATAGCCCGGTAACTGTGTAAAGCCCAAAAGTGTCAGATGTGTTTGATGTCACGCGAACTGCGGCTGCTCCGTCGATTGCGACATCAAAAGAAACACCGCTGTTGCCATACATGACAGATACAACAGTTCCCGCTTTGTCGGATGTAAACGTGCGGGCCGTTGACCCACTCATCATATTTGTGATGCGTCCGAAGTCTGACCATCCTGACCCGGACCACATTGGAGACGCGCCAGATTCTCTATATTGAGTTACAAGGCCAGTCCCTGCGCTTGGAACACCTTTTGAAGCCAATATTGACCGAAGTGACCCGCCGATAGAGAAGTTGTCGCTATTGGTTGCCCCAACTCCAGCGCCCGTAGAGTCCCCGCCAAAGCCAATATGACCGAGCCCGCCTGAAGCTGATTTTGCAAATTCAGCACGGAGAATCCTGCGAACATTAGCCCAAACCTCGCCGCGTGCAAACGTCACTTGCTGCGCAGCCAAATCACCAGAAAACGCAATCCCCCCGGTGACAGGATTAGCTTGTGCAGTAACAACGTCAGCTACATTGTACTTCTGTACCGTATCATCACTGTACTCAATCGTCGTATTCCCTCCAACGTCAGTTACTATCTCTTTAATTATCTTAGTTGCCATTGTTTTCCCTTTGGTTGGTTAGGTATTGTTATACTGTCTTTAGAATTTAAAAGAGGGTAGTGATTGAAACTGTTGAGCGGGTGCTTGGCTGAAGTTATACCCTTGGAATAAAGGTGCAGAGGATGAAGTGTCGATGGACGAGAGGGTAAAGTCGGGTAACTGTGTATTCTTATTCAGCATTGTAAATGTATCACTAATACAATCAGCAATATCGTCCTTATGCTTTACTGCACTTCCAAATATCTCTAGCTCTTCAAACAATGATTTATTCCAATCAGCAGTTACTACACTCACAAACCCAGCTTGAGCAACAGAACTAAATGGCGCAAATCGTGTTATCTTTGATTTCACTGGCCGTTGCAATCTGCAAACAAATCCCATTTCTGCCAGTCTACGCTGTAAGTCTTTAGCATAAGCGCCAGCAGCAGCATTAGGGTCTTGAGGGATTGAGATCACTACGTCTGTACCATCTCGAACTGCTGTTGCAAAGATTAACTTCTCAACCTCATGAGAACGATCTCGCATACCCACACAGTCCTCAATAGTGTACACGCTGCTTTTATCTTTTGATACTAGCACACCCCTAGTCCAGTCAGGATCGGGATACTGTTCTGAGGGCTTTGAAAATGCAAAGTCCCAAGCGCGAACCCTCTGATTAGCTAAAGGATTAGGGTAGGAAACCATTGATACCCACTCACGCTTAAACAGACCTGAAGCTTCTTGCCTTGCGTACCAAGACCCTAGCAGTAGTCTCTCCATTTCAACACGAGGTAGTGCTTTTAACTTAGAAATGTATGTAGGGTCAGCGGCCATTAATGGTCCGTTGTCTAGGATAGTTCCGGGAATGAATTTGAACGATAAAATACCTGACTCATTACCTGAACCATATATTTCTTCTAATTCCTCCCTAGTATCTCCCCAAACTAGATTACCACCTTGTACTTGAAGCATATACCTAGTTGGGTACACATCTTTACGAATAGGTATACCACGTTCATCAAGAGCAAACTCAACCCAGTGCCTAATAAAACTATCATAATCAGGATTACCAGTTGCTACTACTTGTTTCTTATAATCAACAGTTGTAGAACGTAAGCGAGATAAGAGATACATCACATTATCCATACTTAGCTGTTGAATCTCATCAAAGCCAATAAAAGTCAATTCTGCTCCCTGAAAATTGTACTTATCTGAAGGATTATCTAAATAAGCAAACTTCAAAGATGCACCAGAACTGAATATAATTTCTAAATCCCTGTTCTTAATTCTTAACTTAGGATCAACTTGCTTATACAAATTAATAGCCGAGTCAAATAAGCCACCGGGGTTTGAGATTTGTTTAGTGGTTCGTCGAAAGATAACACCACGAGTTCTTGGGTGGTGACAGAATTTTAGGAAGGAGCCAAGTAAGCATAAGCTTTTCCCTGCACCTGCTGCCTTTCAGTTATGTACGCGCTAATGTACTTCCACCATTTCTGATGTTGTCGGACTATATCTTATGCAATTAAGCATCCTACTGTTTCGAGTTCGCTTGAACCCTACGCCTTACGGCTAGTCTCTACACACGCCAAAAGCCCAATTAAGGGTCTTCGCTTGGCTCGGTATTGCCTTCGTCTTTACGTTAAGGTTTCACCGAATTAAATAGGTTTTAAACGGAGGCGCTTATGTCCACCACCGTAGAATGTAATGTCCGCTTCACTCAGTAGGAACTGTTCCTGTGCTGGACTAGCTGGACTGAATACAATATTACTCATTGGCTTCTCTTTCATAAGTTAAATTCCTGCTTTGCTTAGTTGTAATTCGATGAATCTGACTAATTCCACAATTGAATTGCTTTGATATCTTAAGTAAGGTTACACCATTACCCCTCAATTCAATAATAGCAGCGACATCCTCACGAGAAAGTTTAGTCTTAGGTTCAATCTCACCTTTAGTAATACGCCCTGCTGTTCTTTCGCTGATATTAAACCTAAGAACAATATCCATTAGTGAACAATTATGAGCTTTAAAGTAATTAAACACTTCTTGTTTAAAATCAGGAGAGTACTTAGGATTACCTCGCACTTCAACTAACTCATTATGGACAGCATGAACCATTTGTTCTGAGTAAGTTGACCATTCTAAATTAGAAACATTATTGTTTGTTTTATTACAATCCTTGTGGTTAACTGTTGGTTTATCCTCAGTGTTTGAAATGAAAGCACTAGCTACAAGGCGGTGAACAGAGGGCCAGCATTCCTTATCATCCCAACGAAGGTGAAGAACTTTGTATCCATGTTTATTTGTTTTTTCTTTCAGAATTTTCTCATGTAAAGGTGCATAATTCCCATCTCTCGTGTGTCGAAGCCTTGACATTGACTTTACGCGACCAAAGCTACTAATCTGATAATGACCTTCATAGTCTTTGACATCTTTCCAGACTTCAATTAGACCTGTAAAAAGACCATTATTGTTATTCATACATTTCATTTGTTACCTCTTCCATTTAACACTCACTAATAAACCAAAGGAAGATAGGTGAGGAGTCTATCTTGTCGGTCGGCCAACCTATCCTTGGTATAACTCTAATTCTACTCTTCAATTAACTTCGGTGGTAGAACATGTAATGAAAAAGTCGGAGTATTTGGCTGTATCTCTACGCCTTCTTCCTCGTCATCACCATCGTACAAATCACCAATCAATTCTTTGTAGGCATTCAGAAGAATAACCGCAGCCTTTAATTGATTAGCATGGGCCGCAGTTTTGTCCTTCATTATGGTTGCCGCAGTCATAATACTCTCAGATAAATGCGGCTTAATCTTTCGTACTAGACTTAATAACTCTGCGTTCTTTAATTCGCGTCTGCTTTTCTCTTTGACTCCGCGAATCCTGCCCATTTTATTAATCGCAGGATCAACCACTCCACCGTTATCCGCTGTAGCGCGAAATACCATAGTTAATCTCCTTATCTAGCGCAGAAACGCGAATAGCCCCAAAGGGGCAATGTTAGTATATATGCTGGTTACTCTATCCAGCGACACTCAACTAAGCCTATGTCAGCTATTGCTACCAATCACTTACTTTCTTCCGTAGCCTAGATTGGCAAATGAGTCACCTACTGCTATAAAATGTGCAGCTTACGTATTGTACTGCGAGGATTAAGGGTGGCTGTATCCTCCGTTGACCGATCTCTGTGCCACCATCGTGTACTAATGAACTATTACGGCTCAGTACACAGAATAGGAACTGGTTATGATTATCCAGTGATATCTTAAGGTGTATCCAAATAGTACCTTGGTTACTTAGAGTATAACCAGTTGTATATGCTGGTGACATTATCCAGCGTTGAATTTTCGTACCAACTGTGCAAGAATACGCTTTGATTTAGCAGTGAACTTGGCAATTCACTGTAGAAGCCTTCGCCTCTTGTTACGTTGCTCTTAGATACAACGGACGCACAAACCGTACGACGGGCACCTAAGGTAGGTTAGGTAGCAGTATAGCAGACCCACGGGCGCACTTTAGGCTGTACTGACTATTCTGGTGGAGAATCTTGGGATCGAACCAAGCGTGGCGTTAGCCGGTGGATTTACAGTCCACTACATCACCGTTGATGCTTCTTCTCCGTTATTCTGGCGGGCAGAGTACGACTCGAACGTACATTAAACGGATTTGGAGTCACGTTGTTTTGCCAATTAAACTATCGACCCTTGTTATTCTTGGTACTACTGAACGGTTCCGACCCGTCTTTCTCTGGATGAAAACCAGATGTCCTAGCCACTAGACGACAGTAGTAATTTACTTAATCATAAAATACAGCCTGAACCTTACCACTTGGATTCATCAGAATGTCTAACTCTAGTTGCTCGTCAGGGTCTTGCTCGTCTTGACTCACATTATACTCTGGATTCATCCATTGCTTAACCCGAAAGAGTAACTCCTTCGTTTCATCCTTGGTGTATTGGTTATTGTACTGCATTATGTACCTCGGGTTTTATTTGTTATTGTTTTTATTCTTCTGAGTAGTAAACTGAATCTACTACTTTTGCTTATTTTCTTTGTTCTTGAAGTGCAAGTCAAAAGTTCTATCAAATTCTTTTGTTGATTCTATGCTATTTATAATCATGTCTTCCTTTCGGAGTTGACGGTATCTTTCGGCATCATCAGCAAAGTTAATAAGCAGGCTGACCAAAATAGCAATTAAAGGAATAGAGATATATTTCCACATGTTAAATCCTTGTTAGTGCCAGTTACGCGCTGGCTATGCGACAGTTCAATGGAAGAGTACATACGTTTGTACCAAGCTAGACCTTCAGCTTTCTGTGCCGTAGCAGACTGAGATACCACTTAAGATAAACCTCTTGCATATTAGCTAAACTGAACCTTGGTTTGGTACTAAGAATTATATCACGGTAATTAGCGGAATGCTAGTGAAATATTTCAGCAAAAGTCACTCAAATATACAATACTTCGTTAATATCTTGCTGTACTTCAGTTGTAGCTTAAGTACACCCTGTCTTGCCTTGATGATATCATGCACGATCTTTCTGCGTTCAATCCCCTTTTCAAACCAAGATATAACATAATCAAACTGGTCAGTACCGTGAGCTTGTATCTTGATATCCTTGGATAAGTTCCGGTGTGCTTCCTTGATTTGAAGGAATTCAGCCCGAGTAACTAACATCAGATTAACCAACCTATTATCCTCTGTGTCTAAGTTCCGGT